GGCTTGGCTAGCTCCATATCAAGCTCGATGTCAGTTACGCGGGCCAACTCTTGCGAAGCTTGCTCGCGATACATCATATTCTCTTCCATGATTCGCTCTTTTTCAAGCTCCATCATTTTTTTTGCTTCAATAGCTTCTTGTTGTTCTTGTGGAAGCTGTGCTCGATCAAGCTTAGCCTTCACAATCTTAAACAACATATCATCGGTGTAACCAAGCTCTTGAAACACTCGATCATGATCTTCCTTACCATAATGATATTGCAGCTTGTTTACGCGATCTACAATTGGCTTCCATTCTGATTCATAGGTGCCAATTTTCTCGCGATACTTAGACGCAGCATCAGCACGCTGAATATAATCGCGAACCTTTTTCAACGAATCATCGTCCTTAATCAATCCACGAAAAAACGGATCAATCTCACGCTTCTTACCGTCAAATTCATAAGTGTAATCAGGAGTCCACGCGGACGCTTGCGCATCAGGGGTAGATGCTTGCTGAGTCTGCGTAGATGGAGCTGATTGAGTTACTTGCGTTTGCTGTGTTGTTAGTTCTGTTGACGTGTCTGTGCCTGTTGTTTCTTCTGTTGCCATAATAATCTCCGCGCCGCAATCCCTCGCGAGGCGCTCTGCTATCAGAAACTAGAGTGTTTCTGTTGAGGGTGGAATAACTTCGGCTTGGAGTCCTTGCGCAGTAGGCTGACTATTAGCAGCCACTTCAGGCGAAGCCTGTCCAAGCATCGCAATAGCACTTTCTGGCATTGTTTCCATTTGTCTCTTAAATGTTCCTTGATCTTGAAGCTTTTCAATGAGCCAGTTGAGAGCATCATACGGTACACGCGCTCTGCGCGTTCTCTCAGGATTGACAGGATCTTGAATGAAGAAGTCCACACCAACCATCGCTCCACCATCAGGAATAAACCCAGATTGCGCACGAAGTGCAGCATCTCGTTGAGAACTTACAATATCAAGGTGCGCTGCGATATAGTCCTGATACATCTGTTGCATTTCAGGGGCCATGAATTGAAAGTCTGCTTGATTCATTCGCATGGTAGCCTTGTTGACAAGAAAGTCATGAGGCTGTGATTCAGTTACAATCGGCATCATCCCGCGATCAAGAGAAAGTAAATCGTTTGTTGCCATTGTTTCATTCATCGTTAAATCAGAAAATAAATCATCAACATTGGCGTAAGGAAGGCCCTTAATAAGCTTACCAATCATATTCTGATCCAAACTTGAACCAACATACTGTAAAGCGTGTTGAATAGTAAGAGTACGACCAAGCTTGGTTTCAACATCTTCTGATTGAGCTTCAATCACAATCTCAAGAGACTGATCGTTTGCACTCTTAAATTCAGGAATGTTGACCATCTCACTTCGACCAACAGAAAATACAACCATATCATCTGGAATGTAGTATTTCGCCATTCTCAAATATGTCATGCAAACGCGTTTCAAGAATCCTTCAAACGGCTTGATGTAACGTAAAAATTTCTTCTTCTGAGATGCAGCCCTAAAAAGCAACGTGTGCGGATCAAGATTGGCTTCAACATCTTCTTCTTCAATGTCAGCCAAATCATACATCTCACTTACAGTGCTCTGTGCATAACCAACATATTGATCTCCTGATCTACCAGGAAGGACTGTGGGAGCTGGGCCAGAGACAGTAACAGCTCGAATTCCAGGAAGTGTAGCTCCAGCAGAAACCTTAGCTCCATTCTGCAAAATAAGCTTATCATCGCCCAGCGTGACTTGCGTTTCGGCAATCTTACTAATAGCCCTGTTGACCTCAAGCTGAGAATGTCTAAGAGGTTCAACAGCACTAATGCCACGACACTTAGTCTGAATGTACTCATATCGTTCGCAAACAATCGGGAAAATTCCTTCAGGAAGCTCTCCTTCATCTAAGATAACTCCGGCTGAATGAATGTAGTAATAGCCTTTCGGATATTCAGGGCTAGGCTTAAAGTACCACTCCTTAACAAGCACTTCATCTTTCTTGTTTCGTCTATACCCTTGGTTAATATCGAAAACCATAAATGGTTGCTCATAAGAACCGCCACCAATTTGATCTGCTTTATCAGGGAATAGTTGCTTTAAGTTATCAGTCTTAACTGACTTGCGAAGACAATAATAAGTGGAATCTTTTAACGCTTGAGCCGATGGATCTCGAAGCACGTTGAAAGCAAAAATCTCTTCAAACTTAAGCTGCCCTTGATGAACTGGCTTAGTTTCATCAGCCACAGGCTGGCCCATTTCATCAACTGCGGGCTGACCATCTGGAGTCATCAATGGCTCATGGCCAACAATCGGGCCAGCAGTTTCATCCCAATAAATCTTAGCCCACACTTCACCAATGCCAACAAAATCATCAGACCATTGACGAACTAGATTGGAAAAATCATTTCTCTCTTTGCCATCAACCCAAATAGCTTGATGTAATTCTGCTGATTTCTGATCTTGAAGTTCTTGCCTATGTTTCGGGCCTACAGTGACAGATGGAGATGTGGCAACAATCATGTTGCTGATACGACGAATGATGCGACCAAGGTGGTTCTTCGTTAGCCTAATTCGCACGTTTTCTTGCAAGTCAATCGACTGCCTAATGCGCTGAAACTGAGATCCGCGCTTGTAGTAGTGATCTCCAGAAATCATGAGGAGTCCACTCCTCATTTTAGCGAAATCCTGCTTATCGCACTCTTCTGATTCGGTGTAGAGTCTATCTAAATCCTTGGCTGAGTTAATCTTAATCACTCTTCATCCCCCATTGCATTGTTTTCAAATGCAAGAGGATCAGAGATAAGAAGTTCATCCTTAATCATTTCTTCGACCATCATTTCATCTTCCTTAGAAACAGGTCTATAGATGATTTCTTGTTGCTGAATCGTAGGCTCTTGCACCACGTCCATTGTATCCTTTTTTTCAGGAAACGTAATCTCAAGAGAGTCGAGCTTGAATCTCAAAACCCCTTCGGTAGAGCAAGTCTTAATAACCTGAACTAATCCCCTAGCATCCCATTCCAAAATTCAAACTCTCCCTCTATTTCGTCTAATGAATCATTATTTTTCCACATTTTCAACGCGTCCCTGTTAGTTCTTGCCTCAAATGCAGAATAATATGTCGCGGCTTTCTTGGCTTGGTCTGCAGAGACAATCAAATAATCACCGTTATTTCCTGATCTCATATTAAAAGGTATCTTAATGCACGCATATCGTAGCGCATCAATCAAATCATCGGGGCAATATGCAGATGACGTAGACTTGACAGCGTTAAAAGATAAACTCTCAAACTCTTGAGCGATCTTATACCCCTCCAAGAACTGATCCGGCACACCATCCTTCTCAGATAACTCACTTGGAACATAGAATTTCAAGATTCCTGTCTTTAAAAGTGAAGAAACAATCGAATTTCCAGCATCTCTTGACTTATCTGCACGCAAAAACGGCAATCCACGACGTGCAGCCAAAGTACCTAAATCTGTCGCAGAAAAGTCATAATATGTAGCAGTAATGTCGTTTACCACCGTATTTTTCATCTCAACCCACTTATCAATGACATCTTCTGCTGTTGTTACGCGCTTATCACCACGCCACATCCTAATGGCACGCGCTTGAGTGTAGTCTGGGTTGACCGCAACAAACACAATCGTTGATGGATGGCCCTTATCACCACCACTTCCAAAATCTATCCCAGAATATACTTCCCAGTTGCGCGGAATGTGATGATAACCAGCCAAATGCTTGTCTCGATCAAATTGAGGAAAGCGTAAACCGTCATCCTTCACAAACTTTCCATAAATACGACGCTGTACTTCAGCATTAGTCGTACACTGATCTATACGTTCCTTAATTCTCTCCTTACTCCACATCGTAGTTGTACCATCTGTGTACTTCATACAGTCAAAAAGAGAAATCTGCCTGACCCAAGCGTTAGGCCATACAGTGCGATCCTCAACAATCTTCTTCCAAAAGAGTTGCCCAGTTGTAGCTGTGAAGCCAAAAATCATATACCCTTGAGTTGCCGACACACGACTCTGAAGTTCTGGCACAAGTGCCTCATCAATTTCTTCATCACACGCAACAACAGCACAAGATCCAGCCTGAAGAAGCTCAGCTCCCTGTGCATACGTCTTAAAATAAATCGTAACTCCCTTGTGAATAAAATGAAGACTAGGCGGGAGCTTGTCTCTCTTACTATATTCCCAACCATATTCAGGATCATCTTGAGGAGGCAGAATCGGACGCCACTTATCGTGGAATTCCGAAATAGACATATCCCTTGTCGGATACAAGTACCACATCGTCGTTGGCTTGCGATTATTCTTATGCAACTCAGGCCAGAGTTCTGGCCAAAGCTCCTCGTTTGTAGCCCACTCAATCACCTTACGGGCCATCGTAAGACTCTTGCCAATCTGGTTAGCAGCAGTCACACACTGAACACGCGCTCGACAATCAAACCATTCCTTCTGCCACGGAAAAAACTTCATTCCATAACGATGCGGAAGTCGCTCACGCAGCGCAATCTCACGCTCAAGAGCCTCAAGCTTAGCAAGCTTCAGCTTCACAATCTCCTCATGAAGCCTACGCTTTTCTAATTCGTCATCAATGCTGCTCAAGACGCAGCCGCTCCTCTAACTCTTTCAACTTCAAATCAATCTCAGATGACTTCGCGTGAAGCCCAAGTGCCTTTACATCTTTCGATGTTAAGTTCACAGACATCTGCTTAATTTCCTGCACAGTCCTCTGCGTCGGCATACCGTTCTTACGAATATCAAGAAACGCCACTGCTTTCATAATAAGCTCAATTGCCTTATGGTCTATTCTGCCATCATCTGATTGCATCGGCAGATCAATGATCTGCTGAAGACGACGCAAGCCCCGAGCAAGAGCCTCGTCAACAAGCGAATCGTAGTGCGTTGGCGGTATTAAAACCCAAGCAAGCGAGTTCGGCATTGTCAGATGCTCGCGGAGCAAAATAGAAGGACTCCCTTTACCAATAAACCCTTGAATACCTCGAAACGTCATATTGGTTAAACTGTTCTGAGCTGCATCGTACTCCTGCCAAAAAGCAGTTCTTACTTGATTCAAAAATGGTGTAGGACGCACAATCGGCTCAAGGTGCGTTTCATCCATCGTAAGAAGCGATAATGGCATATCATCAAATGTCTCACGGCACTCGCGAGGCATGATGTTGTAAAGTGACCTCTTATCACTCTTGCTGTATGGGCCGCCCTCATGAAATAGTCTTAGTTCTTTTTCATCCAATTCCATATCTTAACTGCAACATCCTCTAGGTGAGCGTTGGTTGTATCATAAATAAGATGAAATCGCGTTTCTTGATCCAGAGTTGTTTCAGATTCATGCGAATCGTTGGCCCACTTCTCAGCACGATTACGCCTAGCCTCTTTTGATGCGTTAAGCCTGACTCGACACACTTCAAGAGATATGGGCATAAAAAGCTCGTTGTGAAATCGCACGTCATCTACAATGACAATCGTATCCTTAATATCAAGAGCTAAATCAATACGGGGACGCATGATGTTGACCCAAAAGTCCTCTGACATCGCCTTCCTACCCCATTGCGTTCCAAGAAGCTGCAAAAGAACTCGATCTGGCTTTTCAGGCGTGCGAACTCCGTACTCTTGCAGCTTATGATAGATGGCATGGTGCAAGTCGTACAAAGGATCTGCAAACTTCATCAATACTGGAATGTATTTCTCATCCTTGGCTAAGTGAGCAACTCGACGAGCTACTGTTGACTTACCAGCTCCTTGCGGGCCACTGATAAATAAAACTCTCTTCATAGCTCGATAGTAATGTCGTTTACCCCGCGTGGCAAGATGACCCCACGCACTTCAGAATGTTTAAACTCAATAATCTTCTCAGGATGCGAATGACCCATAATAACAATCCTAAGAGTCGGAAGCTCTCGCTTTCGCTCATCAATCCACTCAAGCAAGTTCTTATTGGGACGCACTTGGAAATATCTTCTTAAGCCATCAATTGCTGGTGAAATCACATTTCTCTTAAGCCATCCTGCACCCTGCTTACCTGACCTGTAAGTTGTCGCACGCTCAATACCCCACATTGGAATATCACCGTGAGTGAGTAACACTGACTCCCAAAGCAAAAACTCATCGTGCGTCTTCAAAGCATTGCGCTCGTGATTACCCATAATGTACTGCCCTCCATTGCGTTTCACATTATCTGAAAGAAGCATAGTCGCTTGCCTTGCTCGTTGCAAGTCAGCGGGGTGACAGTTGGCAATGTCAACAACATCACCAAGCAAATACACTGGCCAAGGGGAAGATTGAATCGCAAACGAAATATCATCAAGCGTGTGCGTTGGATTAACGCCATAAAGATGAATGTCGTTGATGATTCTTAGTTTCATATTTCACCCATCTCCAGTTCCATCGCAATCGCCATAGCCATCGCCATCGCCATAGCCATAGCCAGAGCTATTGCCAGAGCCATAGCCAGAGCCATAGCCGGAGCCAGAGCCATAGCCATCGCCATAGCCGGAGCCAGAGCCATAGCCAGAGCCATAGCCATAGCCAGAGCTATTGCCAGAGCCATCGCCATTGCCAGAGCCATCGCCAGAGCCAAAATTTACGCTTTCCACGTTAATTACCCATTCCCAGTTCCACCGCCATCGTCAGAGCCATAGCCAGAGCCATCGCCAGAGCCAAAGCCAGAGCCATAGCCATCGCCATAGCCGGAGCCAGAGCCATAGCCAGAGCCATGGCCAAAACCATAGCCATCGCCAGAGCCATCGCCATAGCCGGAGCCAGAGCCATAGCCAGAGCCATGGCCATAGCCAGAGCCATAGCTATAGCCAGAGCCATGGCCAGAGCCATCGCCATAGCCGGAGCCAGAGCCAAAGTCTACACTTTCCACACTGGCACGCTTTCAATCGACGCTTTTGCTTTATCGGTCACGTCTAAAATCTCGATTGCTTCCAGCAGCTCAACTTGTGGCACCGCAATTGGAAACTTGCACTTGTCAGGCTTCGATGTGCCGTCCACCGCAAGCTGAGAAAGAGATGCTGCTCCTTCCCAGTACCAAATACGGCGAGCGTCGCTTAACACTACTTCACGGTCTTTGCGCGACTCCAAAAATCCTGCAAAAACTCCGGCACTGTGTGTACGCACAATGACGTATCGCTTTCCTTCGTTTGATTGTTTAAGGTAAATTTGTCCGTTGATTGTTATTGTTTCCATATATCTCCTGTCACTCTTCCACTCACTCTTCTACTCGCACTTCGCGAAGCAGTAGGATGGTTCCCTTCTGATACATACGATCCTTGTACTCACGAGCCTTGAAAATGTTGTTGAAATATGCGCGATCAATCCACGCCTCGTCCATCACAACATACGCCTCCACTGGCTCAACGCCATCAGCAAGATTGCAAAGCTGCTCATAAGACATATTCACATCTTGTAGCCAACGAGAAAAGACTTCCTTACTTATCTGTTTCACTTAACAACCTCTCCATCTCTTCTTTCTCTTCAGGCGTGGCAAACGAATAAGCGTAATTCAACACCTTCTCAAGACGAAGCAAATTAGCTTCAGCTACCTCAAGACGTGTCAACGTATTCTGAGCCAAGGTGCGGGCCTCTAGCTGAGTCAATGGGGGACGAGTGAGTTGGTC